GTATCCACCAACTCAATTCATAACAAAATTCACCGCACCACGGTCCAAATATAATTAATTTTTTACTCACTCGTAACTCCTTTTAGATTTTTAAACATGTCATGCAAATGAATTGCTAATTTTTCTGGGGCCATTTCTTCTTTAAATTTCTCTCTTGCATTTTCTATAATATAACAATAATCTTTGTAATTTCCTAATATATCATTAATTTTTTCTTCTAAATCACTAAAGTCATGTTTACATGAAACATATGTCTCACCGTCCACAAATACATTAGGCGCTGTATCTATATAATTCATATCTGGTTTAATCAATACAGAACCAAACATAGCTGCCTCTAAGTCTCTCGGTGCCATTTCTCCATAACCAAATGGCGCAAATAATATTTTTGAATTGAATGTTCTATTGTAATATTCTTCTTGTGATACTCTAATACCATTATCTAATTTTGCAACGTTAATAGATGCATTTAAACCATTGATAGCATCTATACTCGGACGTCTAAAGGTATCATAATAGTCACTCTGGACTATACCATGCTCATAAACCTTTTTGGGACTAGGGTATTGAAACATGGCCGATACATCATATTGCTTAGGCCTATCAATATCATACCATTGTACTTGTATTCCAGACCAATGAGTTGATAACCAATTTGTACCTGATAATACTATCCTATCTGAATATCCATCAAAGTCCTTTATTTGATAATCACCATCTCCCCAATAATGCCTTCCTAATGCAGATGGCTGTTTATATAAAGATCTATCTTTTAATAAACTATTTTTCATTAACAGTAAAGCATTTGATTCTTTAAACACTTCATATGCTCCTATCAATGACGTAGAATCTTGGCCATCCAGTAACATGTAATCACCGTCGATTTTAGATAAAAACTCTAATCCATCATTAACTGATTGTTCTAAAGATACCTTTTTATTTAAGAAACTTGCTTGAGCTATCCATGCATAATCATATGTATCTCCTTGAGTAAATTCAATACCTATTTCACGTAATATGTTTTGAGCAGCAAGGTAAGGACGAAAAGCACATTCATTGCGATGCTTATCCAGTTCATATAATTTAATTTTGATCATATCGTATCATAAAATGCGTTCTGTCGTTCTTGCCGTTCTATTGATTTTGGATGATGTAAACAATACTCAGGATTACTTGGCATATGAGCAAATTTCTTATATCCAATTAATCGTTCATGGACTTTACCTTCCCATTTGATCTCATTACTATTTTTATATAATCTTAATTGAGGATCTGGAAAGTTAACCCATTCCTTATCATTAACATTCCATTGCCACTTTGCAACATGTTCTCTGGTTAAACCACTTACGGTGTTTATTCGTGAAACCCAATATGCTTCAACATCTGGATGTTCATTGATAAACCATGGGATTGCCTGCATTAAATAATCATCGGGGTATTCATCAGCATCTAATTGAAGAATCCATTCTCCAGAACATAATGAATTAAGATAATTTTTATGTATACCAAAATCTTTGTTAAGTGAATGATATGCACGAATTACATTAGCGTCCATATTTTCTTCTGCAAAGATTTCTACATAATCTTTTACTTCTTGTGTATGATTCGATTCATCTACTAGAATAACAATCTCATCTTCTTTTGATTTATGTTTTAAAAGATAACTAGTAAGATTTTTTATTTCTTCAATTTCAGTACATACTGGGATTGCATAACTTATTTTCATTCTGCTTTTTGTTTTTCTAGTTCTTGATAAGCCTCTGCTGCTAATGAATAAAATCTATCTAATGCAGTATCAAATTTATCACCATCAAATCGTTCTGCATTATCAACGTCTAGCCTAGATGTAAAATATTCACCCTCTTTTCCAGGAATTGGATATTTTTTTCTTTCATCACCCACAATCATAACAACTTTACATACTTCCCATTTAATATCATCACGAGATGTACCTATAGGATATAACATTCCAATACCATTCATTTGAAGAAATGCTGGATACCATACCAATCCACGATCTTCATCTTCAAATTTACATTCACGCATTAATTCTGTCAACCGAGTTTCATATTTTTCAACAATATCAGAATCAATTTTCATATTATCCGTAGTAGTAAATCCGGATTCCATACACATATAAGATGTGATATTAGTCTCTTTATCTGCTTCGACTATGACACATACATTTCCTGTTATAGGAGATTTTTCATCATAATCTAATTTAATGTTATTAGTTTCTTGTGTTTCCATTATGCTTCAACTTTTTTTAATTTTGGTAATTTAAGTGTAGGTTTTTCAACTTTTTTTAATTTTGGTAATTTTAAGCTTATTTCTTGAGGTATATCTGATAATCCTCTATCTACTAGATCAATGAATTTCAATGCCATTTTATCCAATGTAAATGTTGAATTAGTATATTTCATCTGTTCTTTAGCTTTTGGAAGATATTTTTTATAATCTTCTGATATATCTTTTATTACTGCGGATGCATATTGATAATTAACAGTGAACCATTTTGATCCTTTTAATAAAAATTTATCTGCCGCAGATTCATGAATTTCTTTTAAGTCCCCAGGTAACATTATAGAATAATCTTTAAGGAAGTCAACTTGTCCAGACCAGGCAGAAGCTATAACCGGCTTGCCAGTTGCAGTAAATTCTAATAATGGCCTTCCAAAACCTTCTCCTTTTGTAAATGATATCATTGCTTTAATCTTTGGATGATTATATAAAGAATTCATTTCATTATCTGTTAAATCTCCGTGTAACAAATATATTTTAGGAGCCTTATGCCCGTATGGTGCCAATATCTGTTGTATCTTTTGCATATGGTCATCTCTATCCATTATAGAAAAACCTGCACCGGATGTTTTTAAAATAAGAGCTGGTCTGTTATGACTTGCTTTATTTTTATACGTTTCTGCAAATGTCTTAACTAACATACCAATATCTTTTCTATCCTGCCCCATCGCACCTCTCAGCCAATGCCCCACAAACAAAAAAGCAAATGACTCTTTAACTATAGATAGCTGGTCTTTTATTGATTTATGAATTTCATTCGTACGTTTATAAACATTTGTATCAATTCCTTCGAATAATACTTCAATAGGTTTTTTTAATGACAATTCATCAATTTTTTGTTTTGTCTTATCATCTATCTTATCATAAACACTTCTAACAAATCCATCTTTTGAATGTTGTGATGTAGTAATAATCAAATCCATTTTATTACATCCTTCGATAAAATCAGACGATACTTGATCTGTTTCTATACCAGCTGTTACACCAATGTTATATTTACCAGCGGCTTGAAATTCATTAGGTACTGAGACTTGTATAAATACATCTGGCTTCTGATTAATCTGCTGAGTTGCTATACGTTTCATTATATTAATATGATCATCATTATCATTTTTCAATGCATCAGCTGGGCATGATCCCCATGGCAATGATATAATCTGAATTTCATATTTATTGGATCGTATTAAGCTTGTTACTAAATCTCTTGTATGATTTCCATAACCGGACCTAGTTGCAACCGGTCCTTGAACTACTATAAATGGTTTCATATTATTCCTACGTTTTCTAATTTTTGTTTTGGTTCTATTTTATACATTGTAAATTTTTCTCGAGGCGTCCATTTTTCAAAACATTCCTCCATACATTCAGCAAATCTATAAGACATTCGTTTAGCTGACATATTAGATTCATTTCCATTAACCCAGGCCTGACCGGCCATGCCATATTCTTCACGTTTTTCTTTTGGCATCTTATACCAATAATACATTGCTATAGCAACATCATCCGGAGCACATCTGTCGTCAAATATATAAGGGGTCTGCGGTGATCCTTGTAATGATCTATTAGATGGATATACTGGCATTGCCCATTTAGCATGTTGTCGATATGTACCTGCATGATTAGTAGGAAACTCTGTATCAAATTCTATCCATTTACCATCTTCTTCAAATCTACAACCATCTTGTAATCCACCGGTTACATTATTAATAATAGGAGTTCCAGTATGTAACGACTCGCACCATGAAATGCCAAATCCTTCGTTAGAAGCTATATTAACAGTTACATCTGACATATTGTAATAGAAATTTAATACTTTAACATCAACTGGTTGGTCGCTGAATACCACATTGCAATCCGGTGCAATTGCTTGTTTAACAGCCATTAAATCTGTACCATTAGGATCGGATACTTGAGTATGCATTAATAACGCACATTTCTTTTTCTGTTCATTTGATAACTTATCACAAAATTGCTTGAATGCTAGTATCAAATCACCAGGTTGTTTTCTTCTAATGTTTCTATTATTCCAAAAGAATATAAAATCAAAATCATGATTGCTTTTAAAATTTTTCAAGAAATCTTGATATTGTTCCCAATCCGGTGATAACTCTGTTATAGGGAAAAACTTTTTTGAATTAACCCCATGAGGTACCCATTGAACTGCCCAATCCGGCTTTGGATGCTTCTGCAATACATTTGTCACGATGTTCTGTGTTTGTCTAGATATATTCATTATCAAATCACATGACTCATAAGCACTTTCATTCCAATGTGGATATGGAAGATCATCCCATATATTATAATACATTAACGGAATATTTTGTCTAATTGAATGTTCTATCTGATACAACCAACCCCAAAATCTAGGATCTGTAAAATGTACGATGGCATCTGGTCTTTCAATATTCATTATCTGCTGTAATATTTGTTCATTGCCATATCCAGAACATGCATATATTTTTACCGATGCATCATCAATACCAGTTTCTTTTCTTACATCATTTGATACATCGAAGACCTTTCCTTCTTCTGGATGTTTAACAGCGGCTCCTAATTGAACCCAGTCATATTTATCAACCGTACCCATTACAAATTCCTTGGACATGGTTGCAATTCCAGAATGCATTCTCAAGTCGTCAGATAATAGTAATATCTTTTTCTTTTTTGGTTTGTTAGGGTCTAGTTTTTTAAGTTTTGGTAACTCTATTTTTTGCATTTTTACTCCTTATAACTTTTATATAAATATTGTTTAAGATAGGATAACCACCTTTTTTTCATGCTTTTGAGCAGATTTAATTGCACTTTCTGAACCATTGGCTGTTGAACCATTTGGAACTAATGCAATCATACAATCACAATTTTTTGCAATCAAATTATTTCTATGATGAAACTGAGACACATGGTATGGTTTATCATAATAATGTTCAGACATCGCACTATATAAATTCTTTGGTGTATGAGCCGGGTTATATTCTTTATATGTAATTTCAAATTCTATTGAAAATTTCTTTACATACTTATCAGCACCATCTTTCGCACCACCACTTATAATAATTAATTCTTTACCAAATTTCTGTTTCAAATCTGTTAATAAATTTTTTATCTTACGTATATTCTCATATTGACGAGAACCTATAACTGCTACTCTCATTCTTTTATTCTATTAGCTTTTGGACATAGATCATCACGATCTTTGAAATCACAATACTTACAATTCTTCTTGTTCTTACCAGCACTTGCAACATAATCTCTATCAGATATATAATTACCTTCGCTATCAAAACACGTCTCTACCCAAGCATCAATAGATCTATTAAGTTTATTACGAGTCGGCTTACCGCTGGCCGGCATATGTTCTTGTACTCTCTTTTGAGGAAACATTGCTCCTTCGATAAGCTTTCGCTTGACAATCATATATTTGATCTTGATCTTCTCGACATTGAAACCAAATTGCTTTGCAAAATATTCTTTATACAAAACTAATTGAGATGATTTCAGAGAATCGGCTTTCTGATATTTGTTCCATCCCATCGTACTAGTTTTTATATCAATGATAGTTATTTCATCTGTACGTTTATCTCTAATAATAACATCGATATATCCTAACATGTAAATACCTTTGTCTTGATTCACAGGATGATATATTGGCAATTCAATACCAACTAGCTCTTCGTTCTTAGCTGAAAAATACTTACTACGATGTCTCTTAATATAATCTAGAATAGTAACTCCATCCTGATAAAATTCAGCTAATTCAAACTTAGTAGAAAAATGATCATCCATCTCCTTTACTGCATGCTGGTAATGATGTCGCATTCTTTCTTGTAACATAGCATTCAAATCTAATTCATCTGCTGCCTTAGCTGTTTGTTCATACATCACCGTTAAATAATGCTGTAACGTCTCATGAAAGGATGTTCCAAATAAAGTATGAATACTTTGACTAAATTGGCGGAGGCCACGTATATATGCTAATTCCCATTGCTTTGGACATTTACTATACATTGCAAATTGAGAATATGATATTTTACGATCACCTTTCTGCGGCTCTTTGATATTGAATTTTATTAACTTATGCATATATAAATATAATGAATTATTTTCAATAAACCAAATTTTTTCTATGCTAATTTATCTATAGATCTCTGCAAATACCACATTGCCTTTTCCAGATCTTCTAGTTCAGCCTCTGGCTTTTTCTTACCTGCACGTGATACATATTTTACAACATTGCCTAAGTTAAAATCTAAATCCCATGCTTCAATTACTTTGATAGCTTCATATGGATTATCCTTACCGCCATAATGAGGTGGGTGATATACCTGCTCAGATTCTGTGAACTCGACTTTGGTTTTTCTATCTTTAATTATTTTATCCATTGCTTGATTTCCTTTTCCGTTTTACCATAATCCTTTAACAGATTTTTCAGATCATCTACACTATTTTCTTTCCAAAAGTCAATATACGTTTTAGCATCGCGTTTTGATATCTGATAATGTTGAGTCAATAATCCTAACAGATCATTGTTATAATCTTTTGATTTTTTACCTTTTATATATTTACTATACATTTTCTGTTTTGGTAATACATCACAATACAATTGATATACATGTTTTTTACTTAACGGACCAATTGTATATTGTTGAAACATATCAACTATCTCAATTAGATCAATGTTCATTGACAGCCACCTATTGATTAAGTATGGCGAAAATGATTTTTGATCTAATTCAGATAATGTATTCCAATCGGTCTTTTTAAATGTAATATTAGCTAAATGATCAAATATAGTAGCTGCTTTCTTCATATTATAAATATAATAACTTTATCTCGTAAGTCCTAATTACATTCCCATCATTGATGGATCAACTTGAGGTGCTGGTTTATCTTCTTTGATTTCAATCATCACACATTCAGTAGTTAACATTGTACCAGCAACAGAGGATGCTTTTTCTAAAGCTATTCTTGTTACTTTAACCGGATCAATTATTCCTGCCTCAATCATATTAACAACCTTTTCTGTCCTTGCGCAATAACCATCTGTATATGGACCGGAGCCGTTAAGTCTACTATAAATTACTTCTGCATTCAATCCTGCGTTCTTCATGATAGTATCGAATGGTGCATTACATGCTTTGATTATAATATCTCCACCAATCTTCTGATCTTCATTTTCATAATCTATATCCATATCACCATCAAATCTACGTAAAGCAACTCCACCTCCTGGAATAATTCCTTCTTCAACCGCTGCCTTAGTTGCGTTCAAAGCATCATCTACTCTATCTTTCTTCTCTTTCATTTCAACTTCCGAACCAGCACCAATTTTAATTACAGCTACACCACCTGATAGTTTTGCTAACCTTTCACGTAATTTTTCAGTTTCATAATCTGATATACTAGCTTCTATTTGATTTTTAATTGATTCTATACGTTCTTGTACATATTCAGCATCACCAAAACCATTTACAATGGTTGTAGTATCTTTATTGATAACTATTTTTTCAGCTGAACCTAATTGTTCTAAAGTAGCTTTTTCTAATTTATGGCCTTTAGTTTCAGATATTACAAATGCACCTGTAATTGATGCAATATCTTCTAATACTTCTTTTCGCTTTTCTCCAAACCCCGGAGCTTTAACTGCACATACTTTCAAGCTACCTCTAACCTTATTAACTACTAATGTTGATAATGCCTCTCCATTGATATCATCTGCGATAATTAATAATTCATTTCCTTGCTGTGCTATTTGTTCTAATATTGGCAATAACTGTTTCATGTTAGAAACTTGACCATCAACCATTAATATTTTCATATTAGATAATACAGCTTCCATTTTATTCGCATCTGTTACAAAATACGGAGATAGATAACCTCTGTCAAATTGCATTCCCTCAACCACTTCCAATGTAGTTTCTGATGTTTTACCTTCTTCTACAGTAATGACACCATCTTGCCCTACCTTTTCCATTGCCTTGGCAATAATAGCTCCTATCGATGAATCATTGTTTGCAGATATTGTTCCTATCTGAGCTATTTCAGCATTATCCGTCACCGGATTAGATAATTCTTTTAAATATTCAGTAATTTCAGTAACTGTTTTATCAATACCTCGTTTCAATTCAATTGGATTTGCTCCATTTGCAATTTTTTTATATCCTTCGGTTAAAATAGCTCGAGCCAATACCGTAGCCGTTGTAGTACCATCACCTGCCATGTCATTTGTTTTTTGAGCTGCTTCTTTTACCATTTGAGCACCGGCATTTTCAACAGCATCTTGCAATTCAATTTCTTTTGCAACAGTAACTCCATCTTTGGTAATATGAGGTCCTCCAAATTTCTTATCAATAACAACTGTCCTACCACGCGGACCTAGTGTTGATTCAACGGCATCTGCCAATTGTTGTACTCCCGATAATAATGCAGTACGTGCTTCTTCATTAAATAATAACTTCTTTGCCATAACTATTTTTCTTGTTTGATTACTTTAAATTCTTCATTTACAAATCCGCAGTCGTCACATCTAAATGTTGGTACTGGCATAATTTGTTCTTTACCTGTTTCTGATAATAAAGCTGATACAACTTTAAATGCATGTACTTGTCTGAAATAATGACCTCCGCAATTTTCACATACAAGATCTTTCATTGTCGATGGGTCCATTGGCTGTCCTTTTGGTTTCCCATCCATTCCTACTATTGACATAGTTTTCCTTTTATTTTAGTTCGTTTAATAATTTAATCATTGTAGACATCATATGCAATTCTTTATCTACTGCAAACGCATCTTGATATTGAGATTCTGCTAATATAAGTATAACCGATGCCAAATGACCTTTAGCATAATTATCAATCTCATCAAATAAAAACTTATGTAATGATGTGAAATCTTGAACTTTACTATTAGCTATCAGTTGCCTGATATTTTTAAAGGTATCTCCTTTACTTTGATCGCCTTGTAATAGTTCTAATAACTCACTCATATAATTAGCTTGTACTAAACTAGCATCATCTATAATCAATTTACCATCTACTACTTGCCGTTGACATGAATTTAAAACTCTCCTAATATCCGGATAACCAGCGTTAATAGTAGTAGCTATATCCTTTGTATCATATTGGACTTGCAACTCGTTTAAGATGGTCACTATACGTTTAGCAACCTCGGTTTTATTAGGTGGTGTAATACCAAATACTTGGCATCTACTTTGAATAGGATCGATAATTTTTTCAACGTAATTACATGTTAATATGAATCTAGTTGTTTTAGAAAACGTCTCCATTAAATTACGTAACGCTGCTTGACCATTGGGAGTCATATAATCTGCCTCATCCAATATCACAATCTTCCATTGACGAAATCCTACTGTACTAGCATAGTTCTTAATCTTAGTCCTAACCGTTTCAATATTATTTTCATCTGATGCATTAACATACATCACATCGGCATCTACATTATTTGCAATAATCTTAGCTAATGTCGTTTTACCAGTACCTGCACCTCCATAAAATAATAAATGAGGGACATCTCCTGACTTCAAATATAATTTTACTTTTTCA